TAGAATAATAGGAACAAAAAAACCTAAAGTTAAGGATTGGGAATATCCAGACTGGTAGTTCGCGTCATGTTTCCCCTATGAAAAGTACCTTTTTAATAAATATTTCTAAACTGAGATCACGGAGAATCAAAAAATGGCGACTCCTCAATTATCTCCTGGCGTATTAGTCAGGGAGGTTGACCTAACAGTAGGAAGAGCTGATAATGTATTAGATAATATCGGTGCAATTGCTGGACCTTTCCAGATTGGACCTGTTGAAGAACCAATTGATATCACTACTGAGCAAGAACTTATCAACACGTATGGTAAGCCACTCTCAACTGATACCCAGTATGAGTACTGGATGAGTGCTGCAAACTATCTTTCATATGGTGGAGTCCTCAAAGTAGTAAGAGCAGATAATACTAATCTGAACAATGCCAATGCAGGCGTTAGTCTTGCTTCAACAACTTCGTTGAAGATCAAAAACTACGATGATTATCAAGAGAATTTCAAAACAGCAACAAACTTCACCTATGGTGCCAAGAACCCAGGAACATGGGCAAATGGTTTAAAGGTATGTGTTATTGATGATTTTGCAGATCAAAGAGTTGGAGTTTCAACTACAAGTCTTGCAAATGCAGGAGCAACTATTGGTTTTGGAGTTACTGCAGCATTAAACAATGCAGTTATTGCTGGATCAGGAACAACTACAGGATTTACTGGATACTTAAAAGGTATTATTGTTGGTCTCAATACAGATTCTAGTGGTGGTGCTAGTACAATTGACATCAAAATTGTTTCTCGCGTAGAGACAGTTGGTAGCGGTTCGACAGAAACTGCAATCACTTATCAGGAAGGTTCTACAACAAGAGCATTTGGAACATCGGTTCCTCTCGATTTTGTAACAAATGCTGGTATCAATAGTACAGGACTTCAAGCAACTAGATTTACACCACCAACATCAATTGATTGGTACGATTCTCAGACCTTGGGGCTAACCAACTCCACAACTTTCTGGAAGTCGATTGCACCAAGACCAGTATCTAATGTATATACTACTGATAGAAGTGGTAAGAACGACGGCATTCACGTTGTAGTTGTAGATGACAAAGGAAATCTTACTGGAATTAAGGGCAACATAGTTGAGAAGCATACAAACCTTTCAAAGGCAAGTGATGCAATTTCTAATGTAAATGCACCACAAAGAATCTACTACAAAGATTATCTTGCAGATTTCTCTGATAATGTTTATGCTGGATATAATCCATCACAAGCAGAAGATTCAGTTGCTGGAACTACGCCAAGAGCAAGTGGTTTCTCATCAGGATATACTGCAGTAACAACTGGAGATGGTCTGTGGGGACAAGAAGCACAAGGAGTAACCTTTGCTGGACTTGGAAATAACACATACACCTTCGCTGGTGGTGTTGATTATTCTGCGACTGGCGGAATGAAGGCAGAACTTTCTAGTCTTATCACTGCATACGGTCTCTTCTCAAACAAAGATGAGATTGCAGTTGATTACATGATCATGGGACCTGGTTGTGCTACTGAGGCAGAATCACAAGCAAAAGCAAATTATGTAATTTCTCTTGCCAATGAGAGAAAGGATTGTATTGCAACAGTAGGACCACACAGAACAAACCTGGTTGGACTTACTGATACCAATGCTCAAACTGATAATCTAATTAATTACTTCAGTTCACTTTCATCATCTTCTTATGCAGTTCTTGATAGTGGATATAAGTATCAGTATGATAGGTTTAATAACGAATTCCGTTATGTCCCAACTAACGCGGACGTTGCTGGATTGATGAATCGTACATCTTTAGTAGCATATCCTTGGTTCTCACCTGCTGGACAACAGCGTGGTGTCATCAACAATGCAGTCAAACTTGCATACAATCCAAATAAAGCACAAAGAGATCGTCTCTATCCTGCAAGAATTAATTCCTTTATCACGCAAGCTGGTCTTGGAACACTTCTTTTTGGTGATAAGACTGCTCTTGGATATGCATCTGCATTCGATAGAATCAATGTTCGTCGCCTGTTCCTTACAATTGAGCAAGCACTACAGAGAGCAGCAGAAGCACAACTCTTTGAACTCAATGATGAGTTGACGAGAGCAAACTTTAGAAATATTGTTGAACCATATCTTCGCGATATTCAGGCAAAGAGAGGTCTTTATGGATTCTCTGTTATCTGTGATACCACGAACAATACTCCTGACGTTATTGATAATAATGAGTTTAGAGCAGACATCTTCCTGAAGCCTGCTAAGTCGATCAACTACGTAACACTTACCTTCGTTGCAACCAGAACTGGAATCAGTTTTGAAGAAGTAACTGGTAGAGTTTGATAACATTATCTAAATAACAAAAGGAGGATCAAAAAATGGCACATTCAATCGAAAAAATTAAATCAACTCTAAAGGGCGGCGGCGCTCGCCCTAATCTATTCCAGGTTAACTTGACTAGTTTTCCTGGCGGAGCTGATTATGACTCAGATGAGTTTTCAGTTCTCTGTAAGGCTGCTCAGTTGCCTGCATCTAACATCGCTTCAATCGATGTTCCTTTTAGAGGAAGAATCTTTAAGGTTGCTGGAGACCGCACATTTGATACCTGGACTGTAACAGTCATCAATGATAATGACTTTAAAATTCGCACTGCCATGGAAGCATGGATGCAATTTGTTGGTCAGTATGCTGATGGTTCTGGTGCAACTGATCCAGGTTCATATCAAGTTGATGCTGAAGTTCTTCAGTTTGCTAGATCAGCAACTGCACTTAGCACAAAAGATGGTTCAGGACTGGAAAATGCAAAACAGTATAAGTTCTACGGAATTTTCCCAACCAATATCAGCGCAATTGACCTTTCATATGATACTGGTGACACCATTGAAGAATTCACTGTAGAATTCCAAGTTCAGTATTGGGCACCATCCAATCTAAGTGGTGGAGAAAATATCCTGGGAATTTGATCTAATAAATAGATCAGAATAAAGTTCCAATATAATAATGTCAAAATTGTTTGGGTTCTCAATAGAGGACAACGAACCACTCTCATCGTCAGCAGTCAGTCCCGTTCCTCCTAATAATGAGGATGGGTCTGACCACTACATGAGTAGTGGTTTTTTTGGTACTCATGTTGACATTGAAGGTGTTTTTAAAACTGAATTTGATTTAATCAAAAGATATCGTGAAATGTCACTTCATCCAGAAGCAGACAGTGCAATTGAAGATATTGTAAATGAGGCAGTTGTTTCAGATTCAAATGATAGCCCTGTAGAGATAGAACTTTCCAATCTAAATGCCAGTGATGGTATTAAATCTAAGATTAGAAAGGAGTTTAAGTATATTTTAGATTTATTGGATTTTGATAAAAAAGCACATGAGATTTATCGTAATTGGTATATTGATGGTAGAATCTATTATCACAAAATTATCGACTTAAAGAAACCTGAAGAAGGAATTCAAGAGTTGAGATATATTGACGCAATGAAAATGCGTTATGTTCGTCAACAGAAGAAAAAACCAAACGATGGTAGAAATAATCAACTAGTAAACATTAGAAATGATAATCCTATGGATTATGATTTCCCAGAGATTGAAGAATATTTCATCTACAATCCTAAAATTGGATATGGTGGAAACCCCATGCAATCCAGTGCAAGTCAAGGAATTAAAATTGCAAGAGATGCGATTACATATTGTACTTCAGGACTTGTAGATAGAAATAAAGGAACGACTCTTTCATATCTTCATAAAGCAATTAAGTCACTCAATCAACTAAGAATGATTGAGGATAGTCTTGTCATCTATCGTTTATCAAGAGCACCAGAACGTAGAATTTTCTACATCGATGTTGGTAATCTTCCTAAGCAAAAGGCAGAACAATATCTGCGTGATGTTATGATGCGTTATCGCAACAAACTTGTATATGATGCAAACACTGGAGAAATTCGTGATGACAAAAAATACATGGCAATGCTTGAGGACTTCTGGCTTCCTAGGCGTGAAGGTGGAAGAGGAACTGAAATCACCACTCTCCCTGGCGGACAAAACTTGGGCGAAATCACTGATATTGAATATTTTAAAAAGAAACTCTACCGTTCGCTTAACGTCCCTCCATCACGAATGGATGGAGAAGGTGGATTTAACTTGGGGAGATCTTCTGAGATCTTAAGAGATGAACTCAAGTTCACCAAGTTTGTTTCTCGTTTAAGAAAGAGATTCTCCAACATGTTTAATGACATGCTGAAGACCCAATTGATCCTAAAGAATGTAATTACTCCCGAAGATTGGGATGTGATGAGTGAGCATATTCAATATGATTTCCTGTATGACAATCACTTCTCCGAACTGAAAGAAGCAGAGTTGATGACTGAGAGATTGACTCTCCTTCAAACTGCAGAACCATATATTGGTAAGTATTATTCTCAAGATTATGTCCGTCGTCAGATTCTGCGTCAAACTGATATGGAAATTGTAGAGCAAGATGCATTAATTAAGAAGGAAATAAAGGATGGAATCATTCCAGATCCTGCAACTATTGACCCTGCAACTGGGTTACCTTTTGAGACGGAATCGTCAATGGATCTAGGAAAACCACAGATGGAACCTGATATTGATGGGTCTTCAACTGAAGCACCAGAGATGCCCAAGGGTGGCGAGATATAAATAAACCTAGTTGTTTACTATAGAATTAAATGGATGAACTTTTAGATATGATGGTTTCTGACGAATCTCCGTCACAAATTAGTGATCAAATTAAAGATATGCTCTATGATAAGGCATCAAAAAGAGTAGATGCATTTCGTCCTTTGGTAACTAATTCAATTTTTTCTGGAGAAGATCAAATTGAAACCGAAGAACAATCTGACGAAGATCTAGAATCCAGTGATGGTGTATAAATTATAAATAACTATTATAAATGAAACTTTAGAGGATAATGGCACATAAACCAGTAGGGATAAGTTCTGCTCTCCCCATCGCCAGTGGTGCGGCCGCAACCGGTATTGATATATCTGCACACAAAACAGATACTTTAAGAGTTGTGGCAAAAGGTGCTGGAGCACATGTAGTAATTGGTTCTGCACCAACTGCTGCAGTAACTAATTATTATGTTGCCGCTGGTGAATCAGAAGTTCTTTCTATTGGAAAACCGGCATCTCAAAGAGTTGTTGGACTTTCCACAACAGGAACAACAACCATTATAGATTTTCCTGAAGGAACTGGTTCACCTTTTGCTGCTGGTGATGCAGTATCATTAACTTCAGCAAATCAAGATTATTGGAATTTCACCCATAAGATTGTTTCTTCAGTTAATAACACTTCTGGTGTTAATGGATTCTTTAATACAAGAATTATTGTGGATAATGATTATGGAGTTGGATATGCACATACTGCATTGATTGATACCAATTTTGCAGAATTGAGAGGATCATTCAAAGTTTCTGCTCTGGGTGATGGTACTGGAACACTTCATTATCAACAAATACAATCATCAGGAGGTGCAAACTAATGAAACTAATTAGAGAAGAAGTAGAATCAGTAGAATTTATTGTCGAATCTAAGAACGGCAAAAAATCTATGTATATTGAAGGAGTATTTCTTCAAGGAAACATCAAGAACCGCAATGGTCGTATGTATCCTATGGAAACACTTCGCCGCGAAGTTGGTAGATATAACGAAAATCATGTTCAGTCAGGTAGAGCACTTGGCGAACTTGGTCACCCCGATGGACCAACAGTTAATTTAGATCGTGTATCTCACAAGATTGTTTCTTTAAGAGAGAGTGGATCAAATTTCGTTGGTAAGGCAAAAATTCTGAGTACCCCTATGGGTAAAATTGCATCTTCACTTATTGAAGAAGGTGTAAAACTTGGTGTTTCATCTCGTGGTATTGGTTCATTAAAGCAGACCCGTGAGGGTGTTAATATTGTCGGTGACGACTTTATGTTAGCAACTGCTGCTGATATCGTTGCCGATCCTTCTGCACCCGATGCTTTTGTTGAGGGTATTATGGAAGGTAAAGATTGGGTATGGGATGGCGGTATTCTTCGTGAGAAGTATGCTGAAAAAACATACAAGCATATTAATACGTTAGTAGATCAGAAGCAGCTTGACGAACAAAAGTTAAGCATCTTTAATGATTTCCTTACGAATCTTTAATTTTATAAATAAATATAGTTTTAATACGGAAAAAAACGGAGAGTCCAAATGTCTCGTGGAAAAAATTTACAAGAAATGGAAGTAAAGACACAGCAATCTCGCACCGCTGTTAATGCTGGAGCAAAAGCTGCAGATCCAATGCCAACAATGGCGGATCCCGGCACCCAGTTGGCAGGTGTAGAAGATCTTGGTGGTCCTACCCCAGAAAATTACAAGCCAGATGATGATTCAGCAAAGCTGAAAACACCTGGTGGAACTCTCAAGCAAGTTAAAGACGTTGTTACGAAAGGCGCAAAATCCGCAGATCCTATGAAAGGTATGAAGGAAGAAGAGGAAGTTTCAACTGAAGCAACTATTGAAGAAGAGGAAGTCTCGACTGAAGAAGTTGTTGCAGAAGAAGAAGCAGCCATTGCCGAACATGATATCGAAGAGGACGTAAATGCTCTCCTCGGTGGTGAAGAACTCTCCGAAGAATTCAAAGAAAAGGCAAAGACCATCTTTGAAGCAGCAATCAATTCTAAGATTGCTGGTATTAAAGAAGAACTGGAAGCACGTTATCAAGATAAGCTTGTAGAGGAAATCGAAGCAGCAAAAGAGTCACTCGCAGAGCGTGTTGATTCTTATCTTGAGTATGTTGCTGATGAGTGGTTCGAAGAGAATGCACTCTCAGTTGAAGCCGGTCTTAAGACCGAAATGACCGAATCGTTCCTTGAAGGAATGAAGGGTCTATTTGAAGAACATTATGTATCAATCCCTGAAGAAAAATATGATGTGCTTGAGAGCATGGTAGAAAAATTAGATGATATGGAGACCAAACTTAACGAGCAAATCGAAAAGAATATCTCACTCAATGGTCGTCTCTCAGAGGCAACTGCTGATGGTATCTTGGATCAAGTTTCTGAAGGTCTAGCACAGACCCAGAAAGAGAAGCTCGCCTCACTTTCCGAAAGTGTGGAGTTTGTAAGTGAAGAAACTTATCGTGAAAAACTGGAAACACTCAAGGAGTCGTATTTCAACTCCAAGAAAGAGTCTTCCGCTGCTAAGACTGAAACCTTGTCTGAAGGTGTAGATCATGCAGGATCTGAGTCCTACTCCGATTCAATGTCTACATACCTCAAGACCTTAGGTTCGACCTTTGGCAACAAAAACTGAATTTAACATTAAATCAAACAAAAACTTACACTAGGTAAAAAGCAAATGTTCCAATCCGAGCATCTGCAGGAAAAGTGGGCACCCCTCCTTAACTATGAGGGTCTTGATCCAATCAAAGACAACCACCGTAAGGCTGTCACCGCTGTCCTGTTAGAAAACCAAGAAAAATTCCTCAGAGAGCAATCATCGTTTGAGAACGGTGGAATGCTTAATGAGCAACCCACAAACCAAGTAGGTAACGGTGGATTCACCGGTTCCTCTGCTGCTGCAGGCCCTACTGCTGGTTTTGACCCCGTTTTGATCTCCTTGATCAGACGTTCCATGCCCAACTTGGTCGCATATGACCTTGCTGGCGTTCAGCCAATGTCTGGTCCTACTGGACTCATCTTCGCGATGCGTTCACGTTACACCAATCAGAGTGGCAATGAGACATTCTATGATGAAGTAGATTCCGCATTCTCCGGACAACCCGCAGGACTCGACGACGCAAACGGATTTTCCGATGCTAATGCTGGTCTGGGTACTACCAGTCAGTCTGGTACTAATCCATCTGTTCTGAACCCTGTTGGTTCTGCAACCTCAACCGGATATAATGTCGGTCAGGGTATGCGTACCGATAGTGCAGAAGCACTTGATGGCACTGGAAGCAATGCCTTCAACCAGATGGCATTCTCGATCGAGAAAGTCACGGTTACCGCCAAGTCACGCGCTCTGAAAGCAGAGTACTCCTTGGAACTGGCACAAGACCTTAAGGCAATCCACGGTCTTAACGCTGAAGCAGAACTTGCTAACATCCTCTCTACTGAAATCCTTGCGGAAATCAACAGAGAAGTTATCAGAACAATCTACAAGATTGCCGAGCAAGGTGCTGTTTCTAACACCGCAACTGCTGGTGAATTTGACCTTGACATCGACTCCAATGGTCGTTGGTCCGTTGAGAAGTTCAAAGGACTTCTTTTCCAAATCGAGAGAGATGCGAACGCTATCGCACAAAGAACTCGTCGCGGAAAGGGCAACATCATCATGTGCTCTGCTGACGTAGCGTCTGCATTGACCATGGCTGGTGTGCTCGACTACACCCCTGCACTCAACGCTAACCTTAACGTTGATGACACGGGTAACACCTTCGCTGGTGTCCTGCAAGGTAAGTATCGTGTATATATCGATCCTTATTCTGCTAACCTGTCTGCTGCAAACGCAGCAACTGGCAGTGGCAACCAGTACTATGTTGTCGGTTATAAGGGTACTTCTCCTTATGACGCTGGACTTTTCTACTGCCCATACGTTCCTCTTCAGATGGTTCGTGCAGTTGGAGAGAACTCCTTCCAACCAAAAATTGGCTTCAAGACTCGTTATGGTCTTACCGCCAACCCATTTGCAGAAGGATCAACTCAGGGTCTCGGACGCCTTCGCGTCAACAGCAACCGCTACTATCGCCGTGTTGCAGTCAAGAACCTCATGTGATCGAGGTTGTTGTGGGGCAGGATGCCCCACATGTCCTTTCAGACCCCCTCAAAGAGGGGGTCTTTTTTTATCTAAATAAGCATGTAGAGATATACAAAAAAATGGCATTTCATATTAAAACATCAAGTGTAATCAGTCCAACGATTGGTGATGTATATTACAAAGGTGATAATACCTGGTCAGAAAATTTTGATGATAGGAAAATTTATACAAATGAATCTGATGCAGATGCTGTGAAAGCAACTACAGTTACTATGAATGGCGTAACATATGCACCTAAGCATTTTGCAAATTCAACAGTAGTTAGCGAGTAATGGCCACCAGAAAATCTCCAGCAGATAGTCCTGGAACTCCTATTGAAAATAGAAATTTCTTATCACCAACTGGTTTTAAGTTTGCATTAAAGAGAAGTCCTGCTGCTGCATTTTTCTGCAATCAAGCAAATATTCCATCATTAGATCTGGGTGTTGCTCAACAAACAAGTTATCTTAAGGATATTGATATTCCTGGAGATAAGATTGTCTTTGGCGATTTAACTCTTAGATTTTTAGTTGATGAAGATCTTTTCAACTATATGGAAATTCAAAATTGGATAAGAGGTCTTGGATATCCAGAGAAATTAGGTCAGTTAAGAGACCTCGCTGAAGAGGGTAAAATTAAAAGTAGATTTGGACAGAGTGGTGAAAACATCTACTCTGATGCTACACTACAAGTTTTAAGCAATAGTCTTGTTCCCAAATTTCAGATAATGTTTAAAGATGTATTTCCATATTCATTATCAACTATTACCTTTGATGCAACTGATACAGATATTGAGTACTTTACAGCAGACGTGAGTTTCAAGTATACTATCTATGACATGCAAGATATGGCTGGCAACACTTTATGATCGATCTTGATAAACTTCAAGAGATGTGGGAAGAAGATTCAAAAATTGATAGAGACAATCTACATGATGAATCACTAAATATCCCCTCTCTACATGCAAAATACTTTGAACTTTATAATACACTTTTTCTTTTAAGAAAAAAAGCAGAGCAACAAAGAAAAAATATAAGACATGAAAGATATGAGTACTTCAGTGGTAAAGCAGACCCTGATGTGTATATCGAATCTCCTTTTCCCAAAAAAATTAGAGATAAAGATACAATGCAAAAGTATCTGGATGCAGACGAAAAACTTTCCACAGTATGTTTAAAGATTGATTACTATGATACTATGCTTGTCTATATTGAGAGCATACTAAAGCAAATAACTAATCGCACATACCAAATCAAAAACGCAATAGAATTCATGAGGTTTAATTCAGGACTAGGATAATGGATGAAGAATTCGAACCAAGTCAAGATTTTGATTACTCAGTCAATTTAACAATAGAAGATATTCATCTTCTACACCATTGCGTCTTAAAAAGACTAGAAAAATGGGAAGGTTCTCCTGCCAGACATCCATCGGAACAGGAGCACCTTTGGTATTTGAGAGATTCTTTGTATAGAATGATATTAGAATATAAGTTTGACAATATGTAATAAATATTAGTAGATGAATGGGTCTATGTGATTGATACGACTGCAAATCTTGTTATATCTAAATCAAACGAAGTATTTTTAAAAATCAATACTGAACCTCATATAGAATATGAACTTAGAGATCACTTTAAGTTTGAGGTTCCTAATGCAAAATTTATGCCACAGTATCGTGGTAGAAACTGGAACGGAGAGATACATCTCTTTGATA